CCTCTACATTCAACTACTGTATATAAACACAGTATACCTGTTAGAAAGAATATTCAAGGGGTGAATAGCACTTTTTGCAAAAGCTAGCATGTTGTTTCATATCAGATTTTAGGCGGAAAAACCCGCCGAAGCGGGTTATGACGCAACACTTCATGCCGGAGTTTTCCTTTCTGTCTTGTTGTGAACCTCCCAGAGACTAATGCCACAACTGAACACAAACTCAGCCAGATAATTTAAGCCGGACCATTCCCGGATGCCGCCGCGCGCCGCTTCCACAAATACAGCGATATCCTGATCACGCCACACTCCAAACAGGCGCCAGCCGCCACTGTCAGTCTTAACGGCTGCTATACGCGTCAGAACACCAGTCTGGTACAGGTCAGTGAACGCAGGTTTCTTCCTGGTTATTATTCGCATATCTACAAACCTAAGAAATGTTGATTACAAATCACTGATTCGTATTTTTTGATTTTGCACTAGTGCCGATCACAGGACCGGCATGTAGGTGTTTCACGATTTACCTCCGTTGAGCATGGCGGAGCGACAGGCGTTCCACATGTCAGCAGCAATGCAGCACGCATATTCATCAGGGTTGGTCGTGGGCAGAATACTTTTAATGACCTTGTAATCTGGCTCAATGGCGGGCGGCACTACCGGCACTGGCTGCTCTTTGATATGCAGCCGCGGCTCACCGTCTTTCGGCTCCGGCCACTGGCGGGACTTGTTTACCGCCAGCTTTTCTACCATCGCCTGGGTAATCTGCTCATCTGTAATACCGGCACGGCGTTGCGCATCCCATAGCAAGAATTGCATGTCAGCCCATTCGCTCAGGTCGTCTGGTTCAGCAGCGGCCTCAAGCGCTTCTTTCGAGAGGTGCTTCAGCGGACCGATGGGGCCAACATCGCCGAACGTGGCATCAGACCATTCGGCGTGCTCGCGGCGTATCTGTTCGCGTTCTGACGCTGGCTGGGTGTAGAAATACGGTCTGATAGTCCACCTCTTATTCCAGAAGTCTCGCGTTTTCTCGGCTTCCTCAAGCGTTGTAACACTACAGCCAACCTTTCCGCACTCTTTGATGACGTGGTATCCGGCTGGCTCTGCGCTATCAGCCTTGCGGCGTTCCTGTAGCTCACACAGGGCCGCTGCAACATAATGGCTATTGTGCTGTTCAGCCCACTGAATGAGCCGAATCAGTGTTGCATTTGAAACGCGTTCGTCTGTTAGTTTGTTATTGGTAATAGTGGTCATGGGTTAGTCCTTCACAAAAATAATCCAGTGGGTTTTATCGTTCTTGCCGGTTCGTTGGCCGATGATTGGTTTCACGTCCGTCAGCGCCAGAATCTGGCTAACCGGGATCTGCGTTTCATTCCATTTAAAAATGAGTACACCGTGTGACCGCAATACACGGAAAGCCTCTTTGAATCCGGCGCGGAGGTCAGAACGCCACGTTTTTTTATTCAGGCACCCGTATTTTTTACCCATCCAGGCCGTTTGACCGACACGTTCCAGATGAGGCGGATCAAACACCACAACCGGAAACGACGAATCAGCAAACGGTAGCGCGCGAAAATCAGCAATGAGGTCAGGACTGATAACCAGACGGCGACCGTCGCACAGGGTATGCTCTTCGGCGCGGATATCGGCGAACACGGCGCGGGAATCCTGTTTGTTGAACCAGAACATGCGAGAGCCGCAGCACACGTCTAAAATGGTTTCTGCCATCTCATTCCACCTTCACACCAATGTCAGTGCGTGTGCTATATGCAGACATGCATTGCGCGAACCCGGATTGGTCATCTGTCTGCCCATAGCTGAACCCAGCTTTCAGGCCGTCACGGAATGCGCCATCCTGCAACTTGTCAGCAGTTTCAAGTTTCGCCTCAAGTTCTGCTATGCGCTGGCGGAACTGGATAACGTCATCTGTCTGGTTGCGCCATAGCTCGCACGCCAACTCAATTTCATCTATCGCATTCTCGAAGCTAAACCAGTTACTCCATTCTGGTGCCTGGCCCATTACGGCTTTGTAGGCATCATTGAGGGCAGATTCAGCATTATCGCGTTCGTCGATTAACTGAGTTTCGCTGCGTTCGAGTTCGGCGTTCCGCTTTTCTGCGGCTGCCAGTTGCTCCCGCGCCTGTCGCATATCATCACGCAGTGCCAGCGCTACGGCCTCTGTTGCGTCTTTTTCCCGCTGGAGTTGAAGATTCTCATCCAGCAGCGCCTCTGCGGCGATATAAATAACCTGTCGTGCACGGTCTGCTGGGTCGCTATAGTGCGCCTGCATGAGGCGGAACTCTTCACGTAGCGCCTGTTTGTCGATGTTGCTCATTCCTCATCCTCCAGTTCAGATACGGCGTCCATTACATCTGAGCCGCGAATAGTTTCGAATGCCACGCAAGCCATTTCAAAGCACAGGCGCTCATGCGGATGCGGAGACTCCCAGTATTTGAACCCTGGACGATGCGAATAGCCCTGCATCGCATAGAACTCTCCGGCAAGTTCAATGGCCGCATCGACCAGTTCGCGATTTGTCATTGGTTTGTCGATGTTGCTCATTGGGCTCCCCCCTTGTTGATGCTCATTTTGGATGCTCCATAAACCTGCATTACCGGGCTTTTCTCCAGCACCGGCAGCGCTGAAAATCCCGTTACCTGACTACTGCTGTATCGCCTGAGGTCATAATCAATCACCGCACGCTGGTCTCGGAAAATGCCGCAGCAGCCATGACGAATGAAGCCGCCTCGCTCCAGCGCGATACGCAGATATTTCTCCGCCGTGGTTCGGTGCACGCCAAAAATCGCAACGACGTCGTTCGTCGTGATGCGCCCCTGCTCTTTCACCAGACCGATAATCCGCTCAAGAATAATCATCCGTTCGCTGTGTGTTTTAGGTCGGGCCATTTTTAACCCCTTATTTCACGATCCGGAGGTGGCTAACGTTTTTCCGGTAGCTTCCCCAGTCAAAATTCACCCACATCCCTCCGTCCATCTGGAGGCGATCGATAACCCTCGCGCCCAGTGAATCCAACAGCCCCTCGTAGTTAAGATTCGTCAGAACACCAACAGGTCGCATCGATGAGAGACGGCGATCGATAACCTGATTGAGAATGACCTTCTCACCACTGCTCCCGCGCTGAATACCGACTTCATCCAGTACCAGCAGGTCAACTTTGCAAAGGTCATCAAGCAGGGACGCTTCTGATTGCCCACCGTCGTAGCACTCACGAACCCTGAGCATCAGGTCAGGAATGGTTACCACCAGAACGCTATGACCGCCGGCCAGCAGATGATTTCCGATTGCCGCCGCAAGATGGTTTTTCCCGGTTCCCGGACCACCGCTGAACACAAAGCTCGCAAATCCACTACCGAAGTTCTGGGCATAACTTTTTGCCATCGTGTACGCTTTTCGCTGCCCCTCCCCGCTTACTTCGTAGTTAGCAAACGTACAGCTACGATGGAGATCCTGAATGCCAGATCGCCCGAAAATCTTCTCGGTGCGGGATTTCTGATTCATCCTGTCAAGCTCTTCACTGCGTTTACGCCCTTCGGCTTCCTGCCATGCCCGCCACTCATCAGCAGTCGAGAATTTCGGCTGCACACTGGCTGGGATAATTCTTTTCAGGCGATCAAGCGCACTGCCAGTACCGATTACGTTTTTCATCGTTACCCCCTGAATCCGGTAGGGATCGAATTATCAGGTTGAGATATTTCGTTTACGTCACGACGCTTTTTGCTCGCAGTTTCCTCAGGAACAAGTAGCCCCCTCCACTCATTTTCCATGGTCAGTTTCACCACGAACTCAGGGCTATGCCCCTGCGTCCTGTATGCTGCGAGTTTATTAATCGAGCCGTTGGCCCCTTGCAGGGTTTTAATTGGCTTACCAAGTTGTTTGCGATAACCCACCCACTCCGCCCAAAGAGTCGGGGATAGCCATTCCGGTAATTCAATCGAAAGCGGATTAAAATTATTTCTATCTCCCCCCGTGGGGGATTTAGGGGGATCTTTTAATTCTTTTAGATCTTTATTCTTATTCTTATCTTTATTAGTTGAGTTTCCGTTAGCATTCCGCTCTAACGAACTTTCAACGAGCGTTGAACACACGTTGCTTTCTCGTTCAACTTTCATTGTTTTATTGGCTTTTCTCTTTGCTACTGAGGCCTTTCCTGCGGCAGAACGTTGTTCCAGCTTCGCATGAACAGATGCCAAATCCTGTTCAATACGTTCATGTATCCATTCTTCACCATTGTCGATAAAAAACTCACTTAACGACTCTTCAACGGAAATCCAACGCTCGTTATCAAGTCGTGCAATTTTTGCTAAACGACTTTTCGGAATAGCTCTCCCCGTTTGCCAGTAGTTAAACATCAACAGCAAATAAGCCCCATGCTCCTCTGTAGACAGATGCATGGTATCTGCCAGATAATCAGCTATGTACAATTGCATGTAAGGTAAAGCAGCCATAAAATACCTACAGACCATGGAGTTAAAATGAACAAATTCATAGCAACACCGCACAGACCTGAAATTTCTGTCAGATACGATGAGCATGACAATTCGCTTACAATTTCTATCAATCACTGCCCTGGTGTTAATTCGGAAGAATTGAATATCTGCCGAGAAATTGAGATGCACGTAGGGGAAGTTCCTCGCCTGATCGACGCCCTCACTAAGGCATACGAATGCGCTACTGGAGAGAAGCCTTAAGCCACATGGTGAACTTTGCATAGATACCCCTGAATTTAATACGTTGGAGAGTTCGTCTTTTCTGCGTATTTAAAGACAATATCAACGCACTGAAAGACGCATTTCTGGCAGATAGAAACGCCAGCCACTTCAATATTCGTCTTTCCGCAAAAAGAGCATTTGTGGGTTGGCTGGATGTTTACCTCGATACTGGTTACTGACATAATTTCCCCGCAATGAATTCGCAATGAATTGCACCAGAAAGCCGTTGGTGTTCGAGCACCGCGGCTTTCGCCTTTTTGGTTGTTGCCATTTTCAGTCCCACCCCAGCGGCTCAGGCTGCATACGCACTGCTTTCATCCCAATGTCCGCTAATGTTTCCACCGAAAAAAGATAATCACGGCGAACAAGTACCGCTCCCGGAGGAGCAAGCTGAATACCCAGCTCCGCCAGAAACCGACAAAACTGTTCAACATGACCGCCTTTACCTTTCCAGCGGCTGATGGTTGACTCATCAATTCCGATAGCGTCAGCTACCGGCTTCTGCCCAACCGATGCAAGCTGATTGAGAATTAAGCTCTCCATCTCAACCGGCTTTAGCTTCGGTGGTTCGGAGTTGCGTGCAATTGCGTTCTCCATGGGTCAATATCCTCTATGGTTATTTGGCTGATGCCTCTTGGCTTGGTAAGCCATCGGTTGGGTTTGGGTAGAGATCAGGACGCAGTTCGTGTGGGGTGACTTTCCAGTCAATAGCTCTTGCCACTCGAACTACAAGTTCGCCGGGAACTTTGTTTTTAAACCAGCCGTTAACGGTCTGAGCACGGCGACCAAGTCGGCGTCCCAACTCAGCCTGGCTACACACGGAAAGGATCTTGCGTTGAACAGTTACTTTCATTGGTCGGTCTCATTGAGTGAAGATACAACCAATTATTCAAATTTAATCGATACTGTCAAATTATTTCGATAGCCATACCTACAGAAAAAATCTGTATAATGAAACCATGTAATTGTGCGAGAACGAAAAATGAACTTTGGAGAGCGTTTACAAAGAGTGCTTAATGAGACTGGGATCACCCAATCTGAGTTAGGTCGTAGAGTCGGCGCTACCTCTCAATCAGTTAATGGTTGGTGTCAGTCCGGCATTCTTCCCCGAAAAGATATCTTAGAGTTGTTACCTAAGGCCACGGGTAAGCCGTTGTATTGGTTCTTCATGGAGGATGATGAGGAATCGGATGTGCCTGAACGTCTAACACAAGGTGGTCCAACAGATCTCAATGACCGACAAAAGCGGCTCTTAGAAATATTTGATCAGCTACCGACTGTTGAACAAGACCGTTTTATTGAGCTGGCAGGCACCAGACTTCAAGAACTAGACGATTTCATGGCTGAATACCAAAGACGCAGAAAAATCGAGCCTCCTTCTCGCTAAACCAGCTTTAAAACTACTAACCGCCTTAACTGGCGGTTTTTTTATGTCATTAATTCACCCACATCTCGCTTTCTTAATCTTCCCTGTAAAATTAATCATCAAATTTAATTGACATGTATCGATTGAATCGATAATACTTAACCTATCAAACGCAGCAACGAGTCATCAAGGCAGGACGCCCACGAAGTAGCCGCCCGGGGCATACGAAGACCGGGATGAGATGGCAAGGTTAACGCGCAGCAGGTGATAAACGTTCCGCTGGCCGGCGATAAGGCAAAGAGGATTAGATGGAAAAAGCATACGAAGAATACTTTGAAGGCCTCGCCGATGGTGAGGAGGCACTCAGCTTCGCAGAATTCGTGGAGGCGCTGTCATGAAAGCCACCAGCTCAGTACCTAACAGCGGGCGCGCCGTCCCAATGCGAAACATCCGTACCGGCGCAGCATGGCAGGTTTCATTCGACTACCGAGATGGCACCTACTGGCACGAACCACAGGGCAACCTGCGCAACATTCGCCGCCCTTATGCCTCACGCACTATTGAACCAAATCTAGTGCCTGCGGGGACTCACTGATGGGAGCACTGTACGCATTAGTGCTGACCATCACCATGACGAACGGTGATTACCAGGATGCTGTTGTCGGTATTTTCGACAACCAGCAGCAATGTGAAGCGGCAGCGAGTGAGCAAATGGGCGTCACTAACTGCTATCCAGTCGAAGGCATCATACATGCTGACGAAACACCAGCAGGTTATGAGGCGAAATTTTGAGGGGTAAGGGATGTGCAACTGCATTAATGAGGTCGGTGCTCAGATCGAAGCACGACTGAAAGAAAAGGTTCCGGAAGGTGCAGAAGTAAGCGAAAGCACTTTTGATACCGGTTGGGATAATCAGGTTCTTTCTCTTTCCGAAGGCAAGCTGTTTGTAATGCTGAAATACAAACTGGCATACCGGGCCAAAAAGAAAAACGGCGAAATGGCTAAAAACCTTAATCGCCTGGAAACTAACGCAAAAATGAATTTCTGCCCGTTCTGCGGCGAATCGCAGGGCTGACACCACCAGCAAAACCGAATTTAACCGAATGGTCGGCTATTAAAGCGACAGGATTGTTACACACAAAATTCAGGAGTTCAGCCATGAACGCATATCTCACTTATGACCGGATCGAGGCTCAGAACTGGACCCGGCATTACCAGCAAATCGACAGAGAAGAGAAAGAATCCGAGCTGGCTGACGACCTGGAGAAAGGACTGTCGCTTCACATGCTGGAGTCGCTGTGTATGGACGAGCTACCGCGTCACGGCGCCAACAAAAAAGCGATCAGCCTGGCATTTGATGACGATGTCGAATTCCAGGAGCGCGCGTCGGAGTTTGTGCGGTACATGGTTGAGGTGTTTTCCCGGCATCAAATTGATATTGAATCGGAGGAATAAGACAAATGAGCACAGCACTCGCAACACTGGCAGGAAAACTGGCTGAACGTGTAGGAATGGATTCTGTAGATCCGCAGGAACTGATCACCACATTGCGCCAGACAGCGTTTAAAGGTGATGCCAGTGATGCGCAGTTTATTGCGCTACTGATAGTCGCCAACCAGTACGGTCTTAATCCGTGGACGAAAGAAATATACGCCTTTCCTGATAAGCAGAACGGGATCGTCCCTGTGGTGGGTGTTGATGGCTGGTCCCGTATTATCAACGAAAACCAGCAGTTTGACGGCATGGATTTTGAGCAGGATAACGAATCATGTACATGCAGGATTTACCGTAAGGACCGTAACCATCCGATCTGCGTTACCGAATGGATGGATGAATGTCGCCGGGAACCATTCAAAACCCGTGATGGTCGTGAGATTACTGGACCGTGGCAGTCACATCCCAAACGGATGTTGCGACACAAAGCAATGATCCAATGCGCCCGTCTTGCCTTCGGTTTCGCTGGCATCTACGACAAGGATGAGGCCGAACGCATTGTCGAAAATACCACGTATACCGCAGATCGCCAGCCGGAACGCGACATCACTCCGGTTAGTGATGAAACCATGCAGGAAATTAATGATCTGCTGATCACCCTGAATAAAACATGGGATGACGATCTGCTGCCGCTCTGCTCCCAAATCTTCCGTCGCGATATTGGTGCATCGTCAGATCTTACGCAAATCGAAGCAGTGAAAGCCCTCGGATTCCTGAAGCAGAAAGCAGCAGAACAGAAGGTGGAAGCATGACACCAGAAATTATCCTGGCTCGTACAGGTATTGACGTTAGCAACATCGAGCAAGGTGATGAAGCGTGGCACCGTCTACGCCTCGGTGTCATCACTGCTTCCGAAGTTCACAACGTCATTTCAAAACCACGTTCAGGCAAGAAATGGACGGATATGAAGATGTCCTACTTTCTCACCCTTCTTGCTGAAGTTTGCACCGGCGTGGCGCCGGAAGTTAACGCCAGGGCGCTGGCCTGGGGGAAACAGTATGAGGACGATGCTCGCACCCTGTTTGAGTTCACCACTGACGTGAAGGTCACCGGATCGCCGATCCTTTTCCGTGACGAGGGCATGCGTACCGCCTGTTCTCCTGACGGCCTGTGCAGTGATGGCCGCGGTCTTGAGTTGAAGTGCCCTTTCACCTCTCGCGACTTTATGAAATTCAGGCTTGGCGGCTTCGAGGCTATCAAATCCGCCTATATGGCCCAGGTGCAATTCAGCATGTGGGTAACCGGGAGAGATGCCTGGTATTTCGCGAATTATGACCCGCGCATGAAGCGAGAAGGCATTCACCACGTGGTTGTTGAGCGCGACGACAAATACATGTCCCTCTTCAACGAAATGGTACCGGAATTTATCGAAAAGATGGACGAAGCGCTAAAGGAGATTGGCTTCACGTTCGGGGAGCAGTGGCGATGACGCACGCAACAACGGCAGTACTACCAGTTGAAAAAAGTGTTCCGCGCACCTGGCGCCGCCCGTTCCTGAAATGGGCAGGCGGTAAATATTCGCTGCTGCCGGAACTGGACCGCCTGATACCAGCAGGTAAACGACTGATAGAACCATTTGTGGGCGGCGGATCGGTGTTTCTCAACTCAGATAAACACGAATACTTCCTGCTGGCTGACATTAATGCTGACCTGATCAATCTGTACCAGATGCTGGCCGTAGTGCCTGATTCGGTAATCGCAGAGGCAATGAAGGCTTTCAGGCATCTGAATGATGCCGAAAACTACACAGTAATTCGTGAAGCATTCAACGCCTGGCAACTGAATGCGACAGAGCGAGCGGCCGCATTCCTTTACCTCAACAGGCACTGCTTTAACGGTCTGATGCGTTACAACCTTGATGGTTTTTTCAATGTTGGATGGGGAAAATATAAAGCCCCATACTTCCCGGAAAAAGAGCTCATGGCATTCAGGAAGAAGTCCAGCGCGTGCGTATTTATGAATGCAGGTTTCGAACGTACTCTCAGGCTGGCGGGTGATGGTGATGTCGTTTACTGCGATCCGCCATACGAGCCAATGCCCGGCACCGCTGGCTTCACTAGCTACGCCTCCGGCGGGTTCTCATGGGATAGCCAGGTAGCACTTGCTGAAAGCTGCGTGGCAGCCCATCAGCGCGGCGCAAAAGTGTTTATCAGTAATTCTACCGCACCACGCGTTATTGAACTTTACGAGCGGCACGGCTTCACTTTGCACCGGGTCAATGCCCGCAGATCAATATCGAGTAAAGGCAGTACCCGAGAAACAGCGAACGATATCGTCGCCTCACTGGGGATTTAGTGATGATGAAACTTATTAACAGAAGCAAGCAATCACCAGTCGGTCGTCGCGCATGTGATGTTGCACTGGCGGCGCATCATGAGAAGTTCGGCGATTACGGCAGACAAAAGCACGTTACCAATTACACCGTTGTAGTGGATGGCGTAAAGGTTCCTGTCGAAGTAGTTAACCGGGCCACCAGCTACGTAGCCACCGCAATGATCGGCGTCCGGAAACTTAGAAATCTGCCAGCACAGGCAAACTGAATATTAGCGATGGCCCGCTGCGGGGCCACTGGAGAAAACGATGAGCAACATTATCCAACTGACGCCAAACAAGTGGGTTAGCGAAAAAGTCCTGATTGCGGTTACCGGGCTTAAGCCCGGAACCATTACCCGCGCCAGAAAAGAATCCTGGATGCTGGGCCGCGAGTACCTGCACATTTCACCAGACGGAAATCCGAAGCCTTCGAGCGAATGCATATACAACAGAGAAGCCGTTGATCAGTGGATCGAGGCGCAGAAAAAAAATCAACCAGGTGCGAAGACAACATGAAAAGCAGTACACTCGTCAATGCTCCTGGACGTCAGGAGGGATTAATGGCTAATGCATCATACCCGACAGGCGTCGAAAACCACGGCGGTTCGCTCCGCATCTGGTTTCTGTATAAAGGTAAACGTGTCAGGGAAAACCTTGGTATCCCTGACACTGCAAAAAATCGCAAGATAGCTGGCGAACTGCGTTCTTCGGTTTGTTTTGCGATAAGGATGGGGAATTTTAACTATGTGGAAAAATTCCCAAACTCACCGAACCTTGCCCGATTCGGTCAGGATAGAAAGGAAATTACTGTGCTGGAGCTTACCGAAAGATGGTCCGAGCTGAAGAGAATGGAGATCAGCTCTAATACCATGAGTAGGTACGAATCTATCATAAAAAACATGCTTCCACTCATCGGCGAAAACAAAATGGTTTCTGCGGTGACTACTGAGGATTTGCTGTATGTCAGGAAGGAGTTGCTGACGGGCTTTCAGGTAATGAAGAAGGATCACCGGACTCAGGTTAAAGGCCGGAAATCGTCCACAGTGAATAATTACATGATGCTGATGGCCGAGATCTTCCAGTTTGGAACAGATAACGGCTATGCAAAGGAAAACCCGTTTAGCGGAATTAACCGTCTCAAGAAAGCGAAAGGGGAACCAGATCCACTCACGACAGACGAGTTCATCAGGTTTATCCAGGCATGCGGACACCAGCAGATGAGAAATCTCTGGTCACTGGCAGTCTATACCGGAATGAGGCATGGGGAGTTGTGCGGTCTGGCCTGGGAAGATATCGATCTGCATGCCGGGACGATCATTGTGAAGCGCAACCTTACCCAGACGGATGAGTTCACCCTGCCAAAAACCGACGCAGGTACTGACAGGGTGATATATCTCATTCAACCAGCTATTGATGCCCTGAGGAATCAGGCCCAGTTGACACGCCTTGGCCGGCAGTTTGAGGTTGAAGTGAAGTTGCGGGAATATGGACAATCTGTCATTCAGCCCTGCACGTTCGTATTCAGCCCTCAATGCGTCAAACGTGGACCTCGCACAGGATATCACTACGCGGTTAATTCCATTAATAAAATTTGGGCCCCGATAATCAAGCGTGCCGGCATTCGTTACCGTAACGCGTATCAGTCACGACATACCTATGCATGCTGGTCATTATCAGCTGGTGCTAACCCAAACTTTATAGCAACGCAGATGGGGCATACCGATGCACAGATGGTTTACAAGGTGTATGGAAAGTGGATGTCAGAGAAGAGCGCAGAACAGGTTTCTCTGCTCAACCAGGCACTTTCCCGCTATGCCCCATCACTGCCCCAAAGCATGGTAGCAGCGCAGTAGAAATCCTTAAATTCAAGGGGTTAGCAGTCGCATCGCTACATTTTTATAACATGGGGCACGAAATGCGCTCGACCCTAAAGACAGCTTATGGTGTGATCGGGGTTCAATAAATCGCTAAACAAGGTATACTCCAGCGGTTTTCTTAGTTGTTTATTGTACTAAACGCTCCCGTGAGAGGACGCAACAGCGCACCTATGACACAATTCGCTTCTCCTGTTCTGCACTCGTTGCTGGATACAGATGCTTATAAGTTGCATATGCAGCAAGCCGTTTTTCACCACTACTATGATGTGCAGGTAGCGGCTGAGTTTCGTTGCCGTGGCGACGACCTGCTGGGTATTTATGCCGATGCTATTCGCGAGCAGGTGGACGCGATGCAGCACCTGCGCCTCCAGGAGGACGAGTTCCAGTGGCTCTCCGGCCTGCCCTTTTTTAAACCGGATTATCTGAACTGGTTACGCGAGTTTCGCTATAACCCAGCTCAAGTCTGTGTCACCAACGATAACGGCAAGCTGAATATTCGCTTAACCGGCCCGTGGCGTGAAGTCATTATGTGGGAAGTGCCGCTGCTGGCCGTGATCAGTGAGCTGGTTCATCACTACCGCTCGCCAAACGCGGGTGTTGATCAGGCGCTCGACGCGCTGGAAAGTAAGCTGGTTGATTTCACTGCGTTAACCGCCAATCTCGATATGTCCCGCTTCCACCTGATGGACTTCGGCACCCGCCGCCGTTTCTCTCGTGAAGTGCAGCAGGCGATAGTTAAACGTCTCCAGCAGGAGTCATGGTTCGTCGGCACCAGCAACTATGATCTCGCGCGTCGCCTGGCGCTGACGCCGATGGGCACTCAGGCGCACGAATGGTTCCAGGCGCATCAACAAATCAGTCCGGACCTGGCGACCAGTCAGCGTGCCGCGTTGGCCGCCTGGCTTAACGAATATCCGGACCAGCTTGGTATCGCATTGACAGATTGCATTACAATGGATGCGTTTTTACGCGATTTCGGCATTGAATTCGCCAGCCGTTATCAGGGGTTACGCCACGACTCAGGAGACCCTGTCGCATGGGGCGAAAAGGCGATTGCCCATTATGAAAAGCTGGGGATTGATCCGCTGACAAAAACGCTGGTCTTTTCAGATAACCTTGATCTGCCAAAGGCGGTCGAGCTCTATCGCCATTTCGCCTCTCGCGTGCAGTTAAGCTTCGGCATCGGTACCCGCCTGACCTGCGATATCCCTCAGGTAAAACCGCTCAATATCGTGATTAAGCTTGTGGAATGTAACGGAAAGCCGGTGGCTAAACTTTCCGACAGCCCCGGTAAAACGATCTGTCATGATAAAGCGTTTGTGCGCGCGCTGCGTAAAGCCTTTGATCTCCCGCAGATCCGCAAAGCCAGTTAA